GCCACCCTATCAACTTCTGATAATCAGTTCGAGTGGCGTATTCTCTTACAGATCCAGAACTAATGTCTGATGTGATACTAACGTTGTCAACCACATACAGGAATGTGTCAACATACAAATTGTTGTCAAACACAATGTCACCAACGTTGTTGATGTTCAAGTACTTGAGAGGAAACTGTAGTACCGGATCAAGAATAGTTGTGTCACTTACAGCATAGCTGAACAGTTTTGATCCTGCAAATGTTGTTGATTGATATTGTGTGCCATCTCCAAAACTCACACCATCAGGATTGTAGATATTGAACAACGGGGCTTGTTGTATTGAAGTTTTTTGTTGGGCTTCTGTCCATTCAATTCCGTCGTACCAAAATGTTTTTCCCGCGGTGGTGTCGCCGCTGATGCAAACTGTAGATTGGTCTAGTAAAATCAACCCGTCACTGGCCTGGGTAAGAGTAATAATAGGTTGCGGTATCAAGGGAGCAATAGTATCCGGTGTGACAAAGCTCACAATATAGATTCTATTGCGTACAGAAGTATCTTCGTCTGCCGCAAAAATAACTCGTGTGCCTTCTACAAAGGTGTAACCATCAGTGCTGTAACTGGTAGTCCCTTCAATGTTACTAAAAGCATCTGTTGCATCAAAGTCGATGATGTCAACTGGTGCTTTGCCCGATGTGCCCATGTTCCATAGACGCATGCCAGGTCTAAACTGCACAATAGGTCGCTTGGCTCGGTAGTTGTTGTCCAGGACCGCAGTGGTGTTATTGTAGTCGGCTGTGGCATTGAGCACGTCAATGTGGAACCAACGATTACTTCTAGTCCATGCATTTAAATCTTTGCTGGCTCGATCAATGGTCAAATAATCTGGTTGATTTGGTTCTGTAGATATTGTGCTGTCATCTGCGTCTTCCACATACAGTTCAGGTACAACATAATTCACAGCAGGTAACAGTTCAATTGCAGTTCCCACCCCACTCACATAGTATTCTCTACTGCTGATTGCTGTGGCCGCGGCCACTCCTGTACCGTTTATCAATGTCACAGCAGGACCACCGTCGGAGGCACTCACTGTGAATTTGAGACCGTTGGCCGCAATTGATCTTACATAATAGGTCTGTCCTGCATTGAGCCCTCCTAGGGATGGTGAGGTGAATACCACCTGTTGTCCTACATATAAGTCAGTGGAATCGTTGTAGGTAATGTAGTTTGTGCCAGCTTCAGTTGCTGTGTATTCAAATGCAGATGAACCAGAACCATAACTAGCAGGCGATACATCACCTGTGAAGCGAACTCTCAATCCGTTGCTGAATGCTACACCATTGGGACTGGTATAGGTCGTGCGCCCTAGAATTTCATCTACGTAGATAATGTTGGTTTGTGTCTGCTCTATTAACTTGATACGTCCAAAGATTTCTGGATCTGTTCCATCTTGATAGTACAAGGTATCTTGTACTGCGGACAACAGCGGAATGCGTTGGAACTCACCGGTGGCGTCCTTGTACCATTGAGTGTTGCTGTAGGTTTGGCCATAACCAATGATAAATTTTTCCAACGATGCAATATCAGCTATCTTGTTCACCTGTATGTACACCGTACCTGCAATATTTACATAGCTGATTTGATACTTTTGATAGCGTTGGTTGGGCGCAATATCAATAGTATAATCATAAGGCACACTGTCATAGCTGCCGGCCACGCCCACATTAGACGCATTGTCTATGAGTGGGTCAAAGAAACTGGTACGATACCATCCGCCTGCTTCGGTATCTTCAATGGGATTGGTAAAAATTATAGTACGCCCATCAAGATTGGTAACCCCATCAATGCCGTTGTATTGACTAATGAAATCGCTGACTGGTTGATTGTTGATTTGTGCAAACTGCATGTCTGTTACCAAATCAACTTGACCAATGCTTGTTAAATTGTAGTAAAAACTCTGTGCATCCTTGGCTGGTACGTTGAAAACTATTGTGCCTAAATCTTCACCGTTGTTAGTTACTCCCAGTATATCTCTACTGGATATGTTAGGCGTGGCAGTGATTGTGCCTGACACTCCGGGGGTTGTTTGAATCCAGAATCCTGGTCCTGTTCCTGGTGTGCCATCCACAATATTCAATGTACCTTGCATGCCAGCTTGATTTTGTGCGGCATAGTACAAGGTATCAGGTGCATCTTGCGGCACCGTGAATGTTACCAAGCCAGTCACCGCGCCATTGCGGCTCACTCCTTGAGTGTATGTTTCGCCAGTACCAATAGTAGGTTGGGTCTTGATCCAAAACGGGAACAAACCATCTAATGTTAAATTAAACACATAGGTGTTGCCACGAGCCAATGTAAGACTGGGGTTGTTTTGGAAATCAATCACATAGGCCGATGTGCCTGAATTTCTCACTCGATAGTTAACAGTTTCTGTTTCGTTCTGGGCCACTTGAAAAGTGTAGTTGCCGCCGCGCACTAATTCAATGATAGGGTTGTCGCCGTTCACGCCAGAAAAATTATAAACTCCATTGGCACGAGTAACTACAAAATTGTCTGATGTGGCTACACCGGTTGCGGCCACATCCACAGTGTCAGGGCCACCGGGTACCCAAAAATATTGTGAGAAGTTTACAAACGCATCAAAATCTACAAACGGATCCCATGTGTAATATTCGCTTGAGTACAATCGATCTGGGCGACTAGCATTGCCCCCTTGAAATCCAATGGCGTCATTCAGTCCTGGATAAGTGATTGCATCTCGAATCTGATTGGTTTCAGGTATGAGACTGACCACACCTGGTTCCAATTGGTAATTGGCTCTGGTTGCTGTGGGCTCAACCACATACCTGTCGTTGGGGTCAACGCCTGGACCAACTGAGCGACCAATGAAACCTTGTGTTTTTCTAAAGTTAGGCTCTTGGATCAGCTGATCCAATGTGGCTCTTAAAAATTGTTTGTTAGCATCAGTCTGAAAAATTTCAGGAAGAAAATCAACACTACGAACTGTTGCCATTAAATTACTCCACTACCAGGGGCAGTACGCAAATTGGTACTGGTCAATGCTTCAATTACTTCAATGTTATTGATAGTAGCACCATTAGCAAATATCTCATTTGGTTCTGACCGTATTTCGTACAAGTCTCCAAAGTACTTTTGTGAGTTCAACGGCACCAACACCACGGAACTGATAATTGATCCTAGTTCACTATGCAAGTAGGCTGCAAGTTCACTGAAGTAGAATGTATCTCCAAAGTTCCATTTATCAATACTGAAGTATGTATTCATTGCAGTAATCACGGCACTTTTAATTTCACTTGTGCTGGCAGTTGAGCCGCTGGCTCTGATGACCTTGATGGTGGCACGTAGTTCTGCTGCGGCCTTTTGTCCAAACAAGGGTTTGAATACAACACTGTTCAAAATAATATTGTCACTCAGCATCTTGTAGTTCTGCAGGCCTTGGTAAGTGGTTGTCAACTCATCAAGGCTGGGCACAGTGGGTTCAATCACAGTGCCTGTGGTATCTTGAATCCAGTTTTGATATGCGGTATAATAGGTCAAAGTAACCACATACAGATCAATGATGTTAGTGGTGCCAGGATCAATACGTGTGGTCAATGGTGCGTTGTGTCGATACTGGAAGTACAAAGACTGACGACCAGTTCTAGCAATCCATTCTGCACTGACCTCAATCAAGGTTCGTAGTCCTGTGGCACCCACGCTCAATTGATAAAAAGCTTCGTCTGTGTAAGCATAGAATACCTGGCCTGGAGTCCACTCAGTCTTGGCCAACTCAATATCATCTAGAGTGGCATAGTCGCTGACGACTTGACCTTGAGCTACCAACAGGTAACGTTGTAGATTATCAAAGTCCACAGTTTTTTGTAGGTATATGTACTTTTGTGTAGGGTCTACAGAAGGGGCAACAATTTCATTGAAGAAGTCAGGATTGTCAGGCACTCCGTCATTGTCGCTGTCACGATAACTGATCAGCACTTGGAAATCATCCACATAGCCGTCTGATTCAACTGGTTGTCCAGTAATAGTCATGACAACATCTCCAGACAAATGATCTGTAGAGTCAGGTCTAGTGTTTACTGCCAGAACATTGATAAAGTCCTTGATCACTGTGCCAGTTCGTGAATCGTAAATTTGTGAGCCATCATAGAAGAAAAAGCGTGTGCTCAGCACTGAACCAAAGTAATAGGCCAAGCCACGGAAAGTGATTGTGTAGTTTTGATTTTGAACCACAAACTGAATCAACCATGACGCATCTTGATTTGTACCAGTATTAGATCCTGCGTTGGCTTGACTGAATGTGCTGTCAGCGGCTAAGTTGGTGCTGGTAATCAAGTACCAACTGTATGGGGTTCCGGTGATATCACCGTTGCTGTCGTAACCAATACCAAAATTACGATTGAGCAAAATTTGTTCTGCCATGGCCTGTTCCAACGCCAGTGGCAAGTCTGAAACAAACAATGGAATAATAGTATCAACTAGGGCACCGGTTGGTATAAAATTATTCAGCGTAATTGGACCTGCACCTGAACTGAGATTACCAAGTCCGTTGTTGTATCCTGTGCCTTGTATGCTCAATGGACTAGCCCAAATTTCTAACGTTTCGTCTGCACGGCTAGGGGTACCAGGCTTGAGTCTATTGTTGGCGTCAAAGTAGTAGCCCAAAGGTGGTACAAATTTTATCAGACTGCCCACTGCCACATACTTGAAATCAGTAGTGGTTGTAAATCCTACCGGAATTGGAGTTCCGTTGGGCCAAGTAGCAGATGTCACTGCATTTCTAAAGTATCCTGTGGTTTCATTGGCCAGAGTGGTACTTTGATTCCAGGTCGCACCAGGAACCCAGGTAGTTGCACCATATGTGGGCAGAGTGGATTCGGTTACCCTTGGAAAATTAGCATAGTAAAACTGCTTCATGGTATTTTCGGCCAGGCCGGGTTGCACCTGATTGGCAATCACATCTGCTATTTCATTTCGATTGGTGTAGGAAAACAAAATTGTGGGCAATATGTTTTGTTCCCACAATCCGCCATCAGCGCCAAAACTGTTGGTGCTGGAATATTTGCCGGTGTTGTCCACAAGGTCAAGATAACGACTGGTGCCAATGGATGCACGATTCAAGGCCTTGCTTTTTACAATTGAATTGTATTGTGTGTACGGGAAGAGATTGTAGTCTTCGCCGTTGACCATACGGTTTTGAGTGTAGTATTGTGCAGGCGCACGTTGTTTGATTTGGTCAATGGTTTCACGTGCCTGGCTATTGCTCACAGGTCTTGTGATACCGCAAGTGAATGTAATGGTCTCAAGATTGCCGTTGCGGCTGATGTAACTAATGGGAATAGTCACACTCTGCATTTCTTCAGGATTGATAATGTATTGCAATCCGTTTGATGCACGAACATAGGCACGGAATGTGCCCACTGGAATTTCTGAGAACACACCGTCACCAAACACCATGGTGATCTGATCATTGGTGCGTGATGTCACTGTGTAGATGGGACGCAGGCTGGTACCAATTTGTTCAGCTGCCGCGGCGTAGATGTTTTCTGTGTATTCCCACTCACGTGATACAGTACCAACATTGTCCAGTTGGTACAACCAACGGTCTTCGTTGTTGATGCCTTCAATGTTGATGTTTACTGTGCGATTGCTGACTTTTTCAGCCAAGTTAAAATCTTGATTCTGTAGCACGCCTTGCTTGAACATAAAGAAGTAGCCAGTGTTGGCTGACTGAAAGCCCAGTTGATCGTTGCGGAACAACACATTGAATGGTGAATTGGCTCGTGGGCTTGGCTCATACAAAAAATCTGCGCCCACTGATGTAGATGTCATGGCCTCAAACGGCATGGTTATTCCGTCCACTGTGGCTGTATACGGTACAATAGGCAAAAATCCAGGTACCAAGTTGATCCCATATTCGTCAGTTCTCACACCCAGAATAGTCTGACGGTTACCGGGGCGTCCTACTCGTTGAGTGTTGACCAGGCTGGCATTGATAATTGTAGTAAACTGCTCTTGCCAATCAGGATTGGTAGGATCTGCCCAGTTCACTGTGACGTTGCTCAAGTTAATGCCTTGATAGTCAATTACGTTTTCTGTTGTGGTTATTGAAAAAACTTTAAGCAAGCCCTGTGCGGCTGTGTTGCGTTTGGCAGTGTAGCTGACCAGGTTGGCCAAGCGAACCACTGAGTCACGACGCTCGGCCGTGTCCATGTAGTTTTCACGTGTGTTAAGATCTGATCGAAAGGCCAGTGCCTGGCCCATAAACGCCATAACATCCAGCAAGGCAATATATTCCGACGATTCAATGTAGTCGTTGAATGTTTCAGGATAGTACAAACGCAGATAATCAATAAAGCTCTTGCGCAGAGTTTCAAAATCATAACTCTGGAAGTCGGCTTCGCGATAGGTTTGATAGATCTGTTTCCAGTCTTCAACTCCAAATATTGCGGTTTGTCTTGTGGTTGTTGCCATGTTATTAGTGCCTCAGTACTTTATTTATGGGCAGTAAAAACGGCTCAGTTATACATAGGTGGCATTGCGTTGTTGCAGATCAAAGAAAATACTCAAGCGTTCAGCATCGGTGCTGGGCACCACAGTTAGTTCTATCTGTATCAAAATACCATTGTTCTGGGGAAAAGTTTGAATGTCGCTGATGTAGAGTCTGGGATCGCCGCCGGCCACACGCTGAACTTCTCTTTCAATAGCCGATTGTAATTCTTCCAGCTGAGGTTCAAACAAGTAGTCCCACAACACAGTGCCGTATCCTGGGCGTCCGGGCAGTTGTCCCTGCCGAATATTAAACGCATTCAACAGATCGCGTTTGACCAGTTCAAAATCCGTTAGTGTAAATTTTTTAAACTGGTTCTGTGTGTTGAATCCAATGAATCTTTGTGCCATGTTGTATTTATTGAAGGTTATTCGCCTTCACTGCCCCCTTCGATCTTCAACTTCAACTTGTTTAGTCTTTGTCTGATATCTCCCGACTTATCTATAATCAGAGCTTGTTTTGCTTGAACATTCTTTGGACCTGTGGACAATTGATTTGCTGTGCCTCTTTGACTCGCTGTCAATTTATTAAATGCTTCAAGGTACTGTACACTAGCCTGCACACGAGCATTGCTATTAAACGTATCCCGAATCTGTTGATATTCGCCATCTATAGCAGAAAATGCCGCTGGGGAAATTGTTTGCTGATTTTCCAACGCAGATAATTTGGACTCAATTTCAAACACACCACGGCCAGCAGGATTCAAATACTGATTTATATAAATCACCGCTTTGTTAACATAATCTTCCGCATCAGCTTGAGTTTCTGTTTTGGTTTCTGTTGGTCCGTAATTGGGCGTTGGGATTTTGTCGTTACCAATAACTCGTGTGCTGGCAGCATCCAGGGTGGAACGATTTACTGTGTTTTCTGCTGGTACTGGTATGTCTTGTTGCTTGAATTCCGCAGGAATTTTAGTCTGTACCAGATTCACAGCAAATGCTCCGTCACGCACCGCACTCGAGAATGCGGCTTGTACTGAACCTGTGGCATCTCCAGGAATAGGCAAACCTTTTACAAATGCTTCAGCACTGGGTAGATCTTTGGCTGCATTCAATGCCATACCAGCAAGTCCTTGACTGGATAAATTTTTAACAGGTACGCCCACAGCGGCCAAACCTGCCACACCCTTGGCCATGAGATCCTGTTGAATTTGACTTTGCTTGGGTACATTGGACAACAGATCTGTTGCACTTTTGATTCCGTCTTTGCCAGTCCATACCGCAGGACTTTTAATTACATCAGCAAACACGCTTGTGCCTGCCGCCAATAATGCTCTTGTACCAGGTTTTACATAACCGGCTGTTTCTAATTGTCCAGCATCAAGTCCAAATGATCCAAGACCTTTGGCATTGCTCAAGACTGAACTGGGTTGGTTAACTAGATTTTTAGCCTGTGCTAATACTCCGTTGACTTCGGGCACGCTCATGGGCCCTAGCCCAGCCAGGGCACCTGCAGGATTAATACCGCCGGCAATTTTAGTAAAGTCTGCGGTGTTGATAGGACTGGTAACTGCTAATCCAGTAATTGTTTTGTTAATTGTTTGTATAGACGCTACTGCGACTGATCCTTGTACGCCTGAAGCGCCTACCAATGCCGCCCCCAGCTGGCTTGATCCTGCTGTGCCGCCAAAAGAACGTGTCACCGAAGTTACTGCTGGTCCAACTGCCGCAGTCAACCCAGGAGCAATACCAGCAAGTGATCCACTGAGTGCTCCTCCCGAGGCTCCAAGCCCACCGGCTACACTGCCTAGCACACTGTTGAACGCACCAGCTCCACCATTGATGCCGCCTTTAGCAAGTGCTGCATCAACTGACGGTATGCGTCCAGTGGCAAGATCTATTCCAGCTGATGATAGTCCAGATGTAAAATTTCCCACGTTGAGACTGCCAGTCACACCTGACTGAGCTTGTGATACCATGGCCTGTGCTCCAGCCAGGCCGTCAGCTGCTTGTGTTGCGGCGCTTAATGTTTCTCCTGGTTTGAATCCTACCAAGGAACCAGTGTCGGCTTGTTTCTTGAATATTGCAAATGCCTGCTCACGTGTGAGTCCTGGGGGTCCTTTGATAGCAAATGTTTTTGCAGAACCATCAGTGTTTGTGGGCGCTGATCCTGTGGCTGGTGTGTCAGTTGCTGTTCCTGTGGTATCTTCAGGCGGACGTGGGTTACCAAGTTGGGTTAAACTAGGCAGTCCTCGACGCAGGCGTTCAGCGTTGGTTCTATCCCATACTATGTAATCATCACCGGTGTATGTTAAATCTTCATCTTTTGTTTTGGAATACAGGGAGGTTTCAAACTTAGTTTGACTTTTGCCAACACTGGCTTTGAGTTGATCAAGATTAAATGTAAATTCAGCCATGTTATTTTGCCTGTATTTCTACGCCCGCTGGGACTGGCACTGCGCCAGGTGGTGGGCTTGGCTTGCCTTCTTCAAACGCAATCTCAACGTCCACACCCTTGTTGTGATAAGGATACGGTTCATGTGTGGGTGCTCGATTCACAATACTTTCAAGCCCTTCGGGTTTGACTATCCACCCCTTGCTGGTATTCCATTCAGTGTCGTCCAACAGTGTTTTGGTCAAAGGTTGTGGTGTGGTTACTCGACCTGCTGCAGGTCCGTTGAGGTCAATACCACCTGCTTGTAATACCAATGCAGATCCTGCACCCCAGGAACCTGATGCGCTGTTTAGTGTGAGTGTGCCATCTGCCTTAACCCCCACAGTACTGCGGCTGTACAGTGTGATATCTTCTTGTGCCTGCATGGCCAAAAATGTTCCTGACTCTATCTGCATGTCTTCTTTGCTTTTCATTTTTAAATAACGACCCGCAAACATGTTGATGTCGCGGTCGGCATGCAAGTTTATATCGCCTTTGGTTCGTACATTCACTGAGTTTGTGGCATACACATCTACGGTACCTTCTACTCCAAACTCCAACCAAGTTTGTCCATTGGCATGTACAATGTAAAAGAAGTTGCCTGTATCACTCATGGTAATTTGATGGCCAAGACTGGTTCTCAAACGTAACATACCATTGTTTCCATCTAGGTCACCATCGTCCATGACCAGACTATGTCCGCCCACACGGCCAATTACCTTGGCATCACTAGGTTTGATTTCACCTGCATTGAGTTTGGTTCTAATATCATTGGGTGCCATGCCGCCTTGATAAATGGCTATGCCTGGTGTGCTGATACCAAATACTGCGCTGGGAGTTTCTCGCTGACTTGAACTTTGAATAGTACCTCGTTCTAGATCATTAATCAATCCTTGTTGCAACAAGGCCTGCGCAAGATATCCCTGCACAGGTTTGGTCTGATCATAAAACCTTGGGTCATTGAATACACCATCATTGTTTATGTTGATTTCTGTAACTGGTAATCTAGCAGCATCTGCAAAATAAGTTTCTTGATTTTGATTCTGTATGTCTGCTTGTGACACTGACACTGATCCCAAAGCAGGTACCATGTGTCCTAGTCCTTGTTCTGGTATCACACCAATATAGAAACCTTGACTACGGTCACCGTTGACAAATATACAAATTACCGTTACTCCCACATCAGGGGGTGTAAACCACATGCCGTAACTGGTAGGGTTGCCAGGATAAGCACCAAGACCTTCAGTGGCACCTTTGGATTCACTCAGTGGAGTATTGCCATAGAAGGATGGCATATAACTCACTGTGGTCCATTTGGCATCGTCATCCATGCCACCCTCGCCGCCGTCTGCAAATGCTTCTATGAACACACGTAGGCGGCCAGATCGTGTGGGATCCACAGTGCTCATCACAACACCAGTAAACGGACCAAACTCTGCTGGTACTCCGCCGCGATCTTGTTTGTAATTACTGGGACGACCTTTGCTGCGTGGTGCATTTTCTGCCATTATTGATCGCCTTTATTTACTTGTTGATTTGCAGGGTTAGTGACGCTATTTGGATCGCCTGCTTGTGCGTTTAATCGAGCAACTGTTGCTTCAATTTGTCTTGCTCTTAGACTACCTGGCGTTACAGGTCTGCCGGACAATTTAGGTGGAACTTCTCCAACTGCCTGTGCGGTGTTTCCAGCTCCTCCGTCGCCGCCTGGACTTAACGATCTGCCAGTTCCGTCAGTGGGCGGCCGTGGATCGCCAGCTGGTAATATTGTTGCTCCAGCGGTGATACCTTGTCTAGTAATGCTTGGATTACCAAACGCTGCGCCACCTGCGTTGGTTGCAAATGTAGCTTCTTTATAAGCACCTTGTGCTCCTAATATAGCACGTTTGCCACCGTCACCGGTGTCAAGACGTCGTGGATCAGTCTTGGCAAAATTAGCTCTTGCTTTTTGTGCCGCTTCATCGGATAAATTAACTCCGGTTCTTGCGGCAGTCTCTTTGGTTTTATTTGCTGAACTACTACTACTTCTACCTGCATCTGTGTCACTAGTTGACGCTGCTGCCGATGGGTTGGCAGTGTTGGATTTGCCAGGTATTGGAAATCTAAATATTGAACCGTTTAGGGTCTGTTCAAATGCCCCGTTTTTAAATTCACTCACAACCTTGGTGGCTTGATATACTCTACTTTGCAACGGTTGTCGTACACCGCCGTCGTTGGCGCTGGTGCGAGCATAGGGATCTGCTAGGCCGGTGCCGAGATCATAATCTTCTGGTCGTTGCCATAACATTTCAAACAGCACATCTTGAGTGTCAAATGATATAGTTCCGTCGGGTTCAAACCCAGTTCTAGCAGTGTTGGCACTGATGGTTCCTTCGGTGATAGGTCTAAACGTGCTGCCTTGCTGAATCCATGCAGGGTCTCCAATAATTTTAACTTTGGCTTCTGCCAAGTCTGAAGCATTGTATATCACCTCAGCTGCATTGGCATTGGGTTCAAATGTTGCACCATCAGCACCCTGACTGGATTGATTGCTACGAGGACTGTAATTGTATCTCACAATGTCGTACATACTGCTAGTAGCTTTGCTGTTGGCGACGGCATTCAAGCTGTTATCCGGTGCGCTACCGCTGATGGTAGCCATGAACATTGTGTTCAATGTTTCTTGGTAGTCTCTTACCGCTGTGTTTTTGCCAGTGAACCAAAACGGATAACTCTTGTGTACGCCACTGAATTTGCTGTAAGGAAAGTACTGACTATCTAAATTTTTCAATGCATACGGCATCACAGTGTACTTTATTTTGTAGGCATAGTCATTGCGTTTGCGATCAAGGCCGCCAGGCTGACGTTCTGCACTCATGGTAATGTTAAACCACTTTACAGGATCAGTTGATGTGTTGTTGACTTCTTGTGATCCGTCGGGGTTTTTAGTAACCAAACTTTGCTTGCTGATGTATTCAGAATTACGTATAGACAACTCAATGGCCTGTAAAATTTGTTGACCAGCAGTGATACTAAAACTACGACTCACATTGTCAACTTGTGTTTTATCTGGGTTCAAATTTTCAGTACCGCCACTTGCGGTAGTTGCTTTTGGCATTGGCGCTTTGCCTTTGTCAATTTTGGTATTGGCAGTTTGGAGCTTTGCTCCTGAAATATCTGTAGCAGATGCTAGACCTTCTACTCCAACAAATTCAATCGAATACTCATCTGCAATTTCATAAATTCTGCGAGTGACCAAATCTTGTTGGAACTGGTTCATGGCTCCCATCAGTCCCTGGGTAACCACTTTCTTTGGCTGTGCTGCGCTGGCCTTTGCCGGAGCTGGTGCTGGTGCTGGTGCTGCCGCTACAGCCTTTGGTGCTGGTTTATTGGTTGTGGTGCTTTTTCCCGGGGTAGCTGCCGGTGGCGCATCAGGAGCGTATTTGACATCAGCGCCCAGTAAGCCTCCCACAGTCATATCAGACAATTGTACATCATAAGGAATAGTACCTCGTGCTGTATATCCACCTTGTATCTGACCAACTGGCGCTCCTTCAAAGTCGTAAGAAACTGTTTTAGAGCCAATGCTCCAATTTACTTTGGTGAGTTGGAAAGGAATAAACTTTTCCACGGCAGCCTTGGGATCGCTGGTATTAGAATCTGATTGCAGACCGCCCTTGATCGGCAACTGTATATTGCCATCTTGATCGTATCCATAAAATCTTATGACCATAAGGTACA